AAAAATGATCGCTGCTTTAGAAAATAGAGATTACGCTGAAGCATCTGCCCAGATGGAAGATAGTAAGTGGTTCTATCAAGTTAAATCTAGAGGTGTAGAGCTATGCAATATGATGAAAGAGGCTGGATAAAGAGGGGTACAATCATACACAGGCATGTCTTAAAGCCAGTGTGTGGGCTTCCTAGAGCTTTTTATTTTGCTATTTTTCTTATTTTTGTAAATTGGCTTTCGATACCATTCAACAAACATTCTAATGCAAATGTATCTCCGTCTTTGCTAATCATAGATTTAAACATATCTTCCATTGGTGTCTGTAAAACAATTTTAGCTTTAGTGTGATACCAATAATGATTGCATAACATTATACCATAGTTAATTTTTTTAGAACGAGGTGTTACCATAACCCAATTACTTTTAGGATAATGTTTATATTTTCTATCTTGTTTTATTGGTTGCAGAAAACTTAATTGCATTAGTGATTATCCTTTTTTATGTACTTCAACTGTCCTGATAGCATTCGTCTAGTTGACAAGTCTCTTCTTAAAGCTCCTAACTCTCTTGCGCTTTTAGCTTTAGACATTGGATGATTCTTTTTTGGAGAGAAGTTAATTATGTTGTCTGTTAGGGTTGCTAATTCTTTTTTGAAATCTTCTTTTGTCATGTAACAAGCGTTATCCATTTGCCTACCTTTGTGTTCAATTTGTGCTGTTTAGGTTTAGGTTTTGCATTATCAAAGGTATAATGCATTACATTAGTAGATAAGATTGTATAAGTTATTGCATTTATGCATGATTTAGCATAATAAAAAATGATGTTTAATATATTGAAATCATTGAGAAAAGTGGTGGAGCGTACTGGGATTGAACCAGTGACCCCCACGATGTCAATGTCATTATATATTATTCTAACCATCTGATTCATATAACTTAAATGTTAATCAAGTAAATTGATTGTGTCAATAATGTGTTGGTCAGATACAGATGCGTATCGCAAAACCATACGCTCATCTTCCCATCCACCAAGTTTCATTAATACAGGTATTGATGCGCCTCTCATAACCAACCTTGAAGCCCAATGATGTCTCCAATCATGCACAGTAAAGTCTACAATACCTGCTTTCTTACACGCAGTTCTATGCATCTGTCCTATATTTTTACCTTCTTTATAAAATGTACCATTTCTGGTTGGAAAAATAATATCATTATCAAATCTGATTGTTTCTTTTACACGCTTGTGCAATGGAATAATACGTCTGCTACCGCTTTTGGTAGTTTTATTATTGTTTGAATATTCAACTAGTATAAGATTTTTTTCTAAATCAATATGTCTTTTGGTAAGTCGTATAGCCTCCCCTACTCTCAACCCTTGATAAGCAAGAGCGATAAACAATGGACGTATATGGTCTGAGTAACACAATAACAAATGTTCTTGCTGTTCTTTAGTTAAATATCTTATGCGGTCTGTTTTATTTTTTTCAATAGGAAGTTTTATATTTCGATTAGCATAATTTAAAATAGCATTAAGTACATCTCGTATTCTATTTTGATAGGATTTTGCGCGACCATTTAAATATTCTTTTTTATATTCAAACCAATCATCTACTGTAATTTCATTTATAAGTTTTTGGTGAAAAGCTACACATAATCGTGGCACACACCATGTATCAAAATGATTGCGTTCTTTTAGGTTTAGCCATTTGTTTGCTACTAAACTAAAAGGGGTGGTTTTATTCACCCCTTCTAGTTTGTATAATGCTTGCGCTTCTAACGATTGAAGGATTTGGACAGCTTCTTTTTTTGTTCTCGCCCCTGTAGATTGACGAACTGTGATGGATTTTTCATAGTTTGAAACTGTACCTCTGATGTGCCAGTAGTCTCCTCGTCTGTATAGTTTGAGCATTTTGTTGTATCCAAAAATTTATTATATTGTTCTTCTGTAAAGAAGCGATTGTTACCTATCTTAGAATACTCAAGATTATTTTTTTTTATATATTTCATGAATGCTTGAGTCTTCATCTGATACGTTTCTAATACTTGATTAAAATGGTATATCTCCAACTGATACCTCCTCTTCAACTTTCAGATTAGAAAATTTGTTTTCTGGTTCATCATCATTAACAGCTTCCTTTTTATATGGCTCTTTTGCTTTGAGGCTGAGATACTTGTTACCTTTCTGTGAGGTTTCATACCAAGCCGCCAATTCTTTTGTCTCGTCTGAAAAACTACCTCTGTATGCTGGCTGTTTATTTTCTTCAGTCGCATTTTCATTCTTCATCATAAAGCCAATACGTTCTAAAATAAATATAACTGGCTTGCCTTGTGCTGTTGTATCTTTCATCAATGCAACGTGTTTTTTCTCACCATCAATATCTAACTTACCTGTTAGAATTAGTGACTGGTCTGGGCGTGGTTGGAACACATTACCTGTGTTTGGTTTTTGTTGATATTCTGACATAATTTTTTCCTTAAAATGAGTTTGGTTCTTGTGTAATTTCGATTGGTTTGTTGGTAGATTTTGAGGCTTCGTTACCATCATCATCTTCTGATGGCAGTCCAAGCATGGACTGTAATCCATAACGCTTGGCATAGGTTATACCGCTACCCATTTTCTGTGGGTCGGCTGGGTCTTTAGAACGTATGGGTGTGCGTGATGTTCTTGTCTCACCAGAGGGTGCGTGTATTAAAGTAGTGCGTACAAACACCATTGAGGATTCTGCATCGAAGTCTATGTCTTGTGTAAAGCAAATACCAAATTGATTTGCTTGTGATGTAGCTTGTATTACAGCTTCAAGACTAGCGTAGTTAGATTTAAAGTGTGGGTTTTTGCTATCTTTGGTAGCTGATACATTGAGTTTTTGAAACTCAAGTAATGCAGTATTCAAGTTTTCTTTTTCCAAAATTGATTTAACTTCTTTATCTATGCGTTCGTTAATTCGTTGTTCATGTTTTTTAAATAATTCTTCGTTTGATTTTTTTGCTGCTAATGTGTTATCATTTGCCATGATTAGCTCCTTGTGGGTTGATTGTTGTGTTAACTTAGGGGTGGCTTATGCTACCCCTTTTTTTACGGATATTCTTTTTGCGCCACGCTTATCACGCTTGATGGTAAGCAGGTCACAAAAGACTTCGCGTTCATTATCATTCATGGATGATGTTAATTCTTTTTTGTATTGCTCATTTTCTTTAGCAACATCTATTGTTTCAATGTATCGTTGTGCTGTTTGTACAAAGAAGTTTTCTGTGTTTGCATCACGCGCAATGAGATTATCAATCTCGACTGTCTTCCAGTCTAATGATACAGCATCCCCTGTTGGTGGTTCTGTGTCATCTTTGACGTGTTGCCAGAAGTTATACACAAGTTTGTGAACTTTTTTCCAATAGTCTTCATTGTATGTAACCTCTACATATTCATGCCTGTTGCCAAATATAACAGAAAACAAGCAGAATTTCTTACCACTAAGACGCATATACAAATGCATCTGCGGTAAGTAAGTATCGAGCATATCATTCATATTTTTGTAGCTAGAAGTATGCTTGCACTCAACCACATGTGTTGATTGTTCTATTGATTGAATATCTTTAGATACAGCTATACCATCTAGCTGACCTTTGTACGGCACTCCTGATATCTTCATTGATACTTCAGTAACAACATGTTTATCAGTTTCTGATGGCATTACTATAAATCCGCTTTCATTGCGAAGCCATAGCATATTGAAATCTTCTGTATACTTACCCAGACTTACATTAAATAGATGAGATAAATCTTCTGGCTCTTTTCTGCCAGTTTTGATTAGCCACAACTTATGCCAGTTTCCATTCGTAATATCATAGAGGTCTGAGCCTCCGATAAATCCTTTGCGTTCCATGAATCCCTCCTTCATTTATACACTGTTATATCATGTTATATATTTAATTGCAATGCATTTATGCAGTTCTTCATACAACATTTTACGACACGAATATGGATATTTGATGTGTTTATAAAACTCTGCATAAGCTGGCATAAATGTACTAGTCTCCTCAACAATCTTGATAGATTGTACTACCATGTCTGCTGGAAACTCAGATAATCTTTTAGCAATAGCTGATAGTTTTGCTGTAGCTACAGTCCCATCAAAGTTAGTTGGCAAAGCCACAAGCAGTAATATATTTTTTAACCGCTCTTCGATTTCAATCGTAGGAAAAGTCTGTAAAGACATAAGCACTTTAGTCATAGCAGTTTCTAGCTTATCTATCGCAATATCTTTTGGAATAACATATCGTGTTATTTCATAATGATTATTGTACTTTGTATCCAAGCCCACTAACTGCTCTAAGTATTTCTCCAGACTGCTTGTTATTTTGTATGGGGTATTTTCTGGTTGAAGCATTCTGTCTAGTGCTTGCTTCTGCTGTCCATTTGATAACGTTACGACACCAATTTCTGTAGGCGGCATCGATGTCTTTGTACTGCTTTCCATTCGCAAGGCAGTAGTCTTTAAATTTATTTGCTTCAATGTCATGATTTATAGCTCCACTTATATTATCAATTTGTTGTGTTAACTTTTCTGAAGGATTCCATCCCCCTATATTATTAGTATAGTTTACTGGTAGTTTAGTGTCCCGCTCTGGGACATGGTACTCTCTCTCTGGGACAGGTATGTCCCACTCTGGGACACATAGATAATAGCGTGTACTTCTGCCTTGATGACCAGATTCGCGATTAATAAGACCTGCATCTTCAAGCATTATTAATTTACGATTGATTGTAGATGTACCCATGCCAGTTCTATTGGATAAAGTTTTCTGAGATGGAAAGCATGTGCCAGCATTGTCTGCGTGGTCTGCTAATATAACAAGCAACCATTTCGACAATGCATCTGGTGTCTGAGCTTTCATAGCCCATGCTATGTGATGAAACATTTTAACCCCTGTGTATAAATGCAACAATATAATAAAATAGTTTGACATAAGTAATGCATTTATGCAAGGTAATGTTACGCGCAACAATCCCTGTTCATGCGTTTATTGAGACTGGCTAGGAATCCCTCCCTCCTAGCCAGTCCATCAAAGCAATAGCAAGTTTGCTATCAGCTTCTATCACTATAAATTTTGCACCTGTTTTCTTTTTATAAAGATATAAATCTGCTGGTTGATTATGATGTGTTTTGGTTAGAAAAGAAAAGCCACGACCATCAGCCTGATATTTAGATTCAGCTACCAGTCCTCCGATTCTTGTTTGTATTTTGATATCGCTTGCAAACTCTCCTCCCATTGCTCCACTGAGCGGTTGTCTTTTTGCAGCGCACCCTTTTTCTGTGAACCATTTACACCACCACCTTTCGTGATAGCTACCTTTGTTACGAGATAATCCCAATCGTAATGCTCCTCACATTCAGAACAGAATGTCATGTCAGATACAGTAATAACAAACCATAGCTTATCTTCACCACAGTTATCACACTTAGCTGACTTACCTATTCTGTCGTATTTCAATTTGTATTTTGGCATCTAGTGCATCAGCCCAACAGACAAACATAAAACCAGATGGTATTCTTTTGAACTGCTCCCACTTGTGAACAAGAGAAGCAGTACATCCTATTGTGTGCGCGAGTTTCTCTTGTGATATTTTTTTGCTGTTACGAATTGTAACCAAGTCAGCTACTACGTTTCTCCAGTCGTTTGTTATTGTCGTTGGAGTTATTAAGTGAGTAAATTCTGATGGCATCTTCAACTTTCCTTGCTGTTGATAGACGCAAATCAATCCCATTATGTGCGCGATAATATGTTGATGTTGGTACATTTGCCAGCTTGAAAAACTCAAGCAATGACCCTCCAGATTCATCGGATAAATTTTGTAGTTGATTTAAATATGTTTTCATGATGTTAATATAATGCATTATTGCACCTTGCACAACACTTGTTCATGTATTAGTGTGCATATATGCATAAAGAATTGGAGGGTTATTATGTATGTAAAATTTCAAATTGAAGCTTCTCAAAGACAAAAATGGCGTAACTTAAATAATGCACCCCCAAAAAAATCGCTGGAATATTTTTTTAGTGGACTTGAGCCTCCAATCAATATAAGCAAGATGGCGCAAGTTATCGATAATATAAGACGAATATTTTTGAGGGAAAATAATTATGTCATCCGACCCAATGAAGAGGTCAGAACAAAATTCCATAAGAGTATGGTTCAGAACTGTGATGAACGAAAAAGAATGGTCAGCAAATCAATGGGCATCATTGGCTGGAACATCCCCATCAAACATTACAAGATTTTTAAAAGATGGAAACTTCACACCCAGTTCTGCAACGCTTGCTAAGTTAGCATATGTTGCAGGTTCACAACCTGCGTTCCATACTAGTTCTGACCTTACTTTAACCAAAACTCAACAGGTTATTCTATTTGATGAATTAGACAATGAGATTAATCGTATAGGAGTATTTGGCGTGAGTGGAGAGTTGAAAGCATATCTTTCAAACTTTGTTTACACCCCACTAGGAATAAAACCATCTGATACAATAGTTGTAAAAACAAAATGTAAAATACCAGATGGAAAGTTTTTATGCAGAACCGACGGAGTGATAAACTTAGTATTAGAATCAACCAATGATGATAAGTTGCTGATTGATAAATCTACTGGTGATATTATTAAAAGAAAAGATTGTAATATAGTAGGAAGGATAGTCCAGATTGTTAAGAACCTAGACTATCCAGAGGATTAATATCCTCTCTTAACAATAGAAATGGCAGAGCGAATATTCTCTGCCATAATCTTGTCAGCTTCATCATGTCTGTTGAGTGAACCCCTGATATATAATTCAAGAGTACACTCAACAGTTTTGATAGCTGTTACAAAATCCATGCTATCATTATCATTTGATTCTTTTTGAATAGATGGAGTTGTTGGAACATTAGTATACATCATCATTCATTCTCCTATCATCAATGTCTGATTGTGATATGTCAGGCGTATGGTTCATGCGTCTTTTGTCCATGATATCTTCAGACATAGAAGTCATGTCACCATTGCTGGTATTCAAATAATCAGATTCCCAATCTTTTAATCCATCCTCAAAATTAATTTTAACTGCTGCATTTTCTAAAATTCTTAGGTCTTTGAATGCAGTTAATTTGTCCAGTTCAAATTGATAAGGTCCAAATGTTCCAAGTTCATATGCAAGTGTGCGAAGGTCAACTTCTTTTCTAACTTGCATAGGCTTGCCAAATGCTTCTCTGATTTTGTCATGCATTTCTTTTTCGTAATATAATCTATTCATTAGACTGCTACTTTCATTTGATTGTTGTGTGTATATTTTTAATTAGTCAAAGCCCATTCTGGGGACTTCAATGCTTTGGATAAAAGACCTTCACGAAGTCTGCGTGTGTTAGCTGGTGAAGATGTCTCATTGGTATGTGTAGCCCAGTAAGTACAAGCGTTGTACAAAGCCCATTTGTTTCTACCTAATGAGTGAATTTCATTACGATAGATGGACATGAGATTATCTAATTGTTTCTCATTCCATTTGAATGTTGATGTGTTGTTATTGATTTTACAAATGGCATACTTAAAGAACTTTTCAGCCCATTCATCAGTAATGGAAATATTCATCCAATCTTGATACATTCCTTTTGTATTCATGAATGCATCAAGACCTACTTTTATCTTAGATGAAGAACCTTTTACTGATACATTGGCTGTGTGTTTAGCCCATGTTTTAGCTACAGTGTCTGCTGTTGTGCATCCATTCAAACACCATAGTCTCATGCCTTGTGCTTGTTGTTGGAATGCCCAGCTACCATCATAAGAATTATAAAATAGAATCTGAAAGTTTATATAATCATCAACTTCAGGCTCGATAACTAAGTCAGGAAAATTGATGATGCCTCTCATCTTTGCACCATTTGCAAACGTTTCAACATTTAGTGAATAATCTTGAGATACGTTCGCATCTGATACTGCATCCAGTATTGAGTTGACGACATCATCATGTTCAATTGGTTTGTACTTAGAACCATTGACACCAAGCACTTCATTGGTATCAGTACGCACGATAGCTTGTGACATACTTTTAGGTACAGATGCACCTTGAAATGTCTGAAGTTCATGCGTTGCAATTGGAAAGTCCCAATCAGATTTATTCATGTTCCATTCGATATCATTAACGGGTGTTTTTATTATCATATTCATTTCTTTTCACCTTTGATTGATAGTTGTGTTAAGTTCATGGTACTGCATTTATGCAGTTATTACAACAGTTATTTATTGTAATTAATGAATAAATGCACGTACTCGCACAAGTATTAGGAGCATAAAAGGTTGGCACCTTTTAAGCTGCCAATCCTTTTGTGCTGTCAGATAAGAAAAACAGAGACTTGTTACAGCCTCTGCTTTCTGGGAGATATTATGCTTTGGTTAGATACTTAGCTCTCATTGCATCAATCTTTGCTTGACGTTCTGATGAACTATCTACTTTAGGTATATGCTTCTTGACATATGGTGTGAATGTTTCACCTGTTAGTTGTTTAAAAGCTTCTTTTGCTGAATCACTTCTAGCTTTTAGGAAAACTACATCGCATTCTGTTTCAACCTGACGTTCTTCTATGTCTGTTGCGAGTTGTTCGTTGTAATGTGGCGCACCAATCACACCGCCATATTTACCAGCCATTAACACCGTTGCCTGACCCAAACTTGTCATATCTTCAGTAACGATGTTATCGCTTGTGATTGTTGCGTGGTCAGCTAATAGCTGTGCAATGTCTTTTTCCTTCAACCCTATGAGCCATTCTGTTTGCTCAACATCTTTGCGGATTAGGCTTTTGTATAGATATGTTGAATTTCTATGTTCTTGTGGGATATCTGTAGTTAATCCCTGTGCGTATTTGTTTAGTTTCGTATTCATTTCTAGCTCCTTTTCTAAGCGTATGCAGGAGGTTATTCCCCTGCGAATAAATCCGACCTACCTATTCAATAGGGGATGTTATACAAGGCAGAGCGGAGCGAACCAAAGGGAAGCCTTGTATGTTATACCCGAATAGGTAGATTGAGGATTCGAGCAGGGGAATCGACTGCATAGCAAAGGAGCGGAAATGTTACTAAACATACGCACTGGGAGTGTGAAAGATATCCGAATGGACACGTGCGCTCTGATTTGTGCGTTGACTAAGCATCTGCACAGAGGTGATACATGGGGGGGAAACACAAAGGGGGGGTCTTAGGATAAAGGATATTGCGACATGGGTGACGTAAGAACGAAGCATATTACAGCCAAGCAAAGGGCATTGGTTGATACTCTCGTAGCAAATGGGTGTAGCATCAAGGAAGCGTCTAGCTTGGCTGGCTATGCTTCTGGTGAGGCTGGCAGAGTAACAGCCAGTAAGACATTGCGACTACCGCACGTACAGCAGTATATGATGCAGAGGATAGGAGAGACTATGGGTGTATCTGCTACGTTAGCCTCTGCGAAGCTGGTGCAACTCGCTAGAGGGGCTAAGAGTGAGTACGTGCAACTGGAAGCGAGTAAGGATATCCTAGACCGAGCAGGGTTCAAAGCCCCTGAGCGACATATGCACCTGCACGCAGGTGACATAACTGTGCAGATTGACTTGGGATAAGTGGTGGGGGGGTTAAAAGTCTAGCCGTCAATATATCAACACGTCCCTCACTCTTATTTTTGCCACAAAGGTTCGATATAAAAAAGGATGAACGATTTAGTAAATTACATATTTATTGTGTGCATAGATTTTTTATATTGGGTTGAAGCACAAACTGGTATTACCTATGAATGGTTGAATGTGGTTTTGTTTATATTTGTTCAACCTGCATTGATAATGTTATTTTTTATTTTGTGGATTAAGGCGCGTTTTGTGCGTTGAGGTATTTTATCTAAATATGTTTTAGATACTGAATGCCAAGTTTTTTACAATTAAAAGATACCTTTAATAATATTAATAACGCTTTGTTACCAGAGCATTTCAGCTTCTATGTGCGTGGTGTATTAAACTCTATGTATGCACCTTTTCTTGGTGCATCTACCATTACAGAAGATAATGTATCTGGTGAGTATCTTGAGACATTAAGGTTTATCATTGAGAAGACGCACCCTGATATGCAAGTTGGGGATTCACGTTTTATTGATTACTCAGATACAAACAAACATCTTAATCTAACGAGTATTTTTAAAAGAGATTACGATATAGACAGTATTGGCGATAGAATTAAAACAACACTTGGTGGGTTTTCTGTAACCAAAACAAAAGATGGCTATACTGTAAAAGATACTTATGACTATGAAGTTTTGGGTAATGTAGAACGAGACGATTCTATTTTTTCTTTTGCTCAAGAAGCAAGTAGGCAATATGAAAAAGATCCTCGTTTATATGTACCTGCTAGAATTATGGGCGGTTACTTTATGCCTGAGAATGCAGATGGCAGTTCATCTGAAGATGCATTAAGAGTTGCTATAAACATTCCAAATGAACCTAAAGTTATTGAAACAGTTTATGAAGAAGATATTGAAGATGGAGTTCAAGAGCCTGTCTTTCGTGGCTCTATGACACCACAACGTAATTCTGTTTGGGGTAGTTTTAAAAACTTATTAGTTAAATCTGCTAATGCATCTGAAACACAGAGTGCAATACCAATATCAAAACCAGCTATACCAGATTCTTTTCTGCCACAAGAACAGCCAACACCTAGACCAGATATGTCAGAGCGTATAACAGAACAGCCGACACCTAGACCAGATATGTCATTAATGGCTCAAAGAAAAAGAGCAAGGAATAGATAATGGCAAAGACACCAGCATGGACAAGAAAAGAAGGTAAGAACCCTCAAGGTGGTTTGAATGCGAAGGGTCGTGCTTCTTATAAGCAGGGAACATTAAAAGCACCAGTAAGGAGTGGCGATAATCCAAGGCGTGCTTCCTTCTTAGCAAGAATGGCTGGCAACAAAGGACCTGATAGAGATTCCAAAGGTAGACCTACTAGAAAATTATTATCGCTTAGAGCTTGGGGTGCATCTAGTTCTTCTGATGCTAGGGCAAAGGCGAGAGCTATTACCAAACGAAACAAGGCAAAGAAGAGGACAGCATAATGCCAGAGGTTAATGGAAAAAAATTTGCCTATACAAAGGCTGGGATAAAGGCGGCTAAGAAAGCTAGTAAGAAGAAAGCTGGTGGTTCGATGTTAAAGAAGCGCACACCTGCCAAAGGTAATTACTCTAGGGGATATTAATGGCAGTTAATGCGGCTGGTAACTATACTAAACCTACTATGCGTAAAGCATTATTCAATCGCATAAAAGCAGGTAACAAAGGTGGCTCTAGTGGTCAATGGTCTGCTCGTAAGGCGCAGATGCTTGCTAAAGCATATAAGGCTAAAGGTGGAGGATATACTTCTTGAAAGCTCCTCAACGTTCTCTTGTTAGCTGGACTAAACAGAAGTGGCGCACCAAGTCTGGTAAGAACTCTACTCAAGGTTCTAAAGCAACTGGGGAGAGATATTTACCAAGCGCAGCAATTAAAAATTTATCGTCAGCAGAGTATGCTCGTACGAGTGCCGCCAAGCGTAAAGCAAAAGCAAGTGGCAAGCAGTTTTCCAAACAGCCTAAGTCCATAGCAAAGAAAACAAAAGCATATAGATGAGTTACTTTTAAGATAAAGGATAAGATTAATGTCAGTACCAAAAAATAATGGCAAGAAAAAAAGTCTTCTAAAAACTAATAAAGAAACAAAGACTGCTGAACTTACAAGTGGTGATATTAGATTGATGCATAATAACACTGGATTTCGTCAATATCTAAAAGACAAAGGAAAGAAGATTGAAAGCATACCAACAAAAAATATTATGTATGAAGAATTTATGAAGTATTTAAAAAGCACTGGTCAATAATATTTTAGATGAGTTATTTTCTACACACTTTAAAGAAAGAGGATAGAGATATTCTAAGACAGGTTGTTAAGAAAGTACATCTGCAACACCACCCAGAAGAGTTCTGCACAAACACAGAAGCTGATAAAGTTATTAATACTATTGGTCCAGATGTCATAGAACGTATGATTAAGTTTGGTATAGATAATCGTGACCGCCTTTAAGTACAAACCTGATGGAAAAGTAATAAAGGATTTTATGAAAGATGACAGTTTCTTTCGTGGCATTCGTGGTCCTGTTGGTAGTGGTAAGTCTGTTAGTTGTTGTGTTGAAGTATTTAGACGTGCTTTAGGGCAAAAAAAGAATGATGATGGTATTAGACGTTCTCGTTGGGCAATCATAAGAAACACCAATCCACAACTTAGAACAACAACAATTAAGACATGGCTAGACTGGTTTCCTGAGAATGTATGGGGAAAGTTTACTTGGTCAGTTCCATACACGCATCACATCAAACAATCAGACTTAGACCTTGAGGTTATCTTTTTAGCTCTTGATAGACCAGAAGATGTAAAAAAACTCTTGTCGTTAGAGCTTACTGGCATCTGGGTAAACGAGGCTAGAGAAATACCTAAGTCTATTATTGATGCTTGCACTATGCGTGTTGGCAGATTTCCTTCTATGAAAGATGGAGGTTGTAGTTGGACAGGAGTAATATGCGATACCAATGCCCCAGAAGAAGACCATTGGTGGGCAATCATGGCAGGGGAAGTTCCAATGCCAGACCATATACCAAAAGAAGAAGCCAAGATGTTAGTGAAGCCAGAGAACTGGCATTTCTTTACACAGCCAGAGGGCATGAAGGAAGAGAAGGACGAAGAAGGGAATATCGTAAAATACGTTCCAAACAAAAACGCAGAGAACGTAAACAATATGAGAAGCGATTATTATCCAAACATTGTACAGGGCAAGACGAAGAGTTGGATTGATGTTTATGTAATGAATAAACTAGGTAGTATTAAAGATGGCAAACCCATTTATCCCATGTTTGCACCTGATGTGCATATCGCCAAAGAAGAAATACCGATTGCTGATAGTATCCCTGTATATGTGGGTATTGATTTTGGTCTTACCCCTGCTTGTGTGTTTGCTCAAAAGGTAAGAGGCAGATGGCTCATACAAAAAGAAATAGTTGCTTTCGATATGGGTGTTGTAAAATTCTCTGAGCTTCTTAGAGCAGAACTAGCTACTTACTATCAGAACTGTGAAGCTATAATCTTTGGTGACCCTGCTGGTGATTTCAGAGCGCAGACAGATGAATCTACTCCATTTCAGATATTAAGAGGTGCAGGTCTAGTAGCACGACCAGCCCCATCTAATGATGTATCTCTTAGATTAGAATCTGTGAGTGTTACTTTAAATAGAATGGTTGAAGGGCAGTCTGGTTTTATAATTGATTTAAGATGTAGGAATCTTATTAAAGGTTTTGAAGGTGGGTATCAGTATAGAAGACTGCAAGTATCTGGTGAACGCTTTGATGACAAGCCAGATAAAAACCACTTCTCTCACATACATGATGCATTGCAATATTTAATGCTAGGTGCTGGTGAAGGCAGACAGGTAATGCAAACAGTTACTAAAGGCTCGTTCCAAGCCAAAAGAGAATATGATGTTTTCTCTCGTCAGCCTAAGAAACGCAGACAGGGTTTGTGGGCAAGACTTTAAAATGTGCGTTGTGAGCTATTAATGCACATCATATGTATAGCTAAAGGAGTTTGATTATGTGCCTACCTAAACCATCAAGACCATCAAGACCTGCTGTTGATCCAAATGTTGCCGCTATGAGAAATCAACAAGAAGCAACAGAGCGTAGAAAAAGAGCAGATGAAAAAGAAGAAGCACTAGAAGAACGTGTACGCAGAATGCGTGGTGGTTCTGGATTGCGCTCATTGTTAACAAGTAATCGTGGTGGTCTGGGTTATTATAGCGAGACATTGTAATGCATTCTAAGCATATGCTTGAGAAATATGAGAGAGCAAAATCTCATCGCTCCCACTTTGAATCCTTGTTTGAGGAGTGTTACGAGTATGCTTTGCCAATGCGTAAGAGCTTCTTTGACCAAGGCATAGGGCAAAGACGCGATGATAAAATCTTTGATGAGACTGCTGTTGTAGGCACACAGGAGTTTGCTTCTCGTTTGCAAGCAGGGCTAGTTCCAAACTTTGCAAGATGGGCAGACTTTATAGCTGGCTCTGAAGTACCAAAAGAACAACAAGATGAAGTAAATAATCAGTTAGATGAGGTAACTGAATATGTATTTGAAGTTATACAAAATTCTAATTTTGGTCAGGAAATCCATGAAACATTTATGGACCTTGCTGTGGGAACAGGTGTCTTACTTGTTGAGGAAGGCAATGCAGTCAATCCAATACGCTTTAATGCAATTCCGTTACCAAGTGTTATACTTGATACTGGACCTGATGATAGCATCGACCACGTTTATAGGGAACGCGAACTTAAATATAGCGACTTATCTATCGCATATCCAAAAGCGAATCTACCTGAAAAAGTACAAAGAGCAGTTGAAACAACACCAGAAGATAAAGCCAAAATCCTAGAAGTTGTTTGTAGAAATTATGAAAACAAGAATGATGAGCGATATGATTACTATGTAATTGACAGACAGCATGGTGAGCAAATCTATTATGAGCAGTTTAAAGGTACTGGCTCTAATCCGTTTGTGTGTTTTAGATGGTCTAAAGCCTCTGGCGAGATTTATGGAAGAGGTCCTTTAGTCAACGCATTAAGTGCGATTAAAACTACCAACCTTACAATCGAGCTTGTATTAGAAAATGCACAGATGGCTATCTCTGGTATATATCAAATGGATGATGATGGGGTTATAAACACAGATACTATAAACCTCGTGCCAGGGACTATCATTCCTAAAGCTCAAGGCTCAAGAGGATTACAGCCAATACAACAAGCTGGAAGCTTTGATGTTGCCAATCTTGTGCTGGGAGATATGCGTAATAATATTAAACGTGCATTATATAATGATATGCTTGGCGATCCTAATAAAACACCAGCATCTGCAACAGAAGTAGCAGAAAGAATGGCTGACTTATCTAGACGTATTGGCTCTGCTTTTGGCAGACTACAAGCTGAAATGGTACAACCTGTATTACAGCGTGTTGTGTATATTCTAAAGAAACAAGGTCGTATTGATGTGCCAGTTATTAATGGCAGAGAAGTTAAGATACGTTCTGTATCTCCATTAGCACAGGCACAGGCTAATCAGGATATATCGAATGTGTCACGATATCTTGGTCTTGTAGGTCAGACGTTTGGACCAGAGCTATTAAATCTTCTTGTGTCTTCTGAAGATACAGCAGTGTATTTGGCTAAGAAGTTTGGTGTACCTGATAGTCTTATTAGAGATGATGCTCAAAGAAGACAGATTATAATGGCGGCACAACAGCTTCAACAACAACAACAGCAACAAGGTATGATGGATGAGCCAGCACCTAGGAATTGATGGATTTGCTAGAGACAGAGAAGATGATGAAGCTATTTCTCAAAACATACAAAGTTTATTTAGAACACCTAATGGCAAAGCAGTTTTAAGTTATTTGCGTTCTGTAACATTAGATTTGGTGTCAGGACCTAATGCATCTGATGGCGAGTTACGTCACAGAGAAGGGCAACGCTTTATCGTTGCGATTATAGAAAAACGTATTCAACACGCACAAAGGATGAAAGATAATGGATGATGCTGTAGATAATGTGGAAGCTGTAGCAGAAGCACCTACGCGCCCAGAGTGGCTACCAGAGAAGTTTAAAACACCAGAAGATTTAGTAACTTCCTATTCTAGTTTGGAAACTAAACTAGGCACAAGTCAGGATGATTTAAAGGCTTCAATACTACAAGAGTTAGAGACTGAAGCATTACAAAACCGACCTGCAACTGTTGGTGATTATCAAGTACCAGAAGCATTAGATGAAAATCTTGTAAATGATAATCCATTGTTTCAATGGTGGGCTAATCATTCTTTTGAGAATGGCTATACCCAAGATGAATTTGAATCAGGTATTGGACAATACGCACAGTTTTATGAATCTATGCAACCAGACTTGGAAGGCGAGAAAACAAAGCTAGGTGAGAATGCTGATGCTCGTATTGAGGCTGTTGATTTATGGGCTAATAAATTCTTTCCAGAAGAATTATCTGATGCTGTATTAACGCTTGGTCAATCAGCTAATGGCATTGAGGCTTTGGAGTTTCTTATGGATAAGCTGAGTGGTGCTAATATGTCAGGTAATGCACAACCAGCACAACAGATTTCAGAAGCAGATTTACGTTCTATGATGAAAGATGAAAGATACTGGAATGTCTCTAAACGCGACCCAGCATTTGTTAAACAGGTAGAAGATGGTTTTTCCAGAGTCTTTCGATAAATATTTTCAGATAGATAATCATGTTGGGTTAATAAAATCTACTCATAAACACGCTCAATATCTTCAATCAAGACTTCGCAGTAATGATATTATTGAATGTGCTATTCATGAGATAACACCATTTAGAGTATTGCATGAGGCTGTTGCTGATGATGATACGTTTTGTATTACAGCATTATATGATGAAGAGCCTGTATGTATGTTTGGTGTTTCTCCTTTAATATTTTATGACGAAGTTCATGAGACTATGAATGAATTACGCATGGGCAATATCTGGATGCTTGGCTCAAATAAATTAAATACAATACGTAAAAGCTTTTATAAAACCTCTAAGAAGGTTGTTAACTGGTTATCAGAAGAGTTTGATTACCTAGAAAATGTTGTTCCTCTTAGTCATAAGAAAACTATTTTATGGCTATCTCTTCTTGGGTTTGATGTAGGTAAAGGTATTATAACAATTAATAATACTGAATGTGTACGTTTTGTGCGTTGCGCTCCTAACATCCAAGTGTCATTCCAATAAATACAGCCTACTATAACTGACAGCCCTTATTTGGATAACTGGATGATGTGAAAAGTGGATAACTGGATAGTAATGTAATTTCTTTTTAAGGAGCTTAAAATGGCGAATACAATAGATACCGCCTTTATAAAGCAGTTTGAATCTGAAGTTCACATGGCTTATCAGCGTATGGGTTCAAAGTTAAGAAACACTGTTCGCACAGTTGGTAATGTCCGTGGTAGCGTTGTTCGCTTTCAGAAAATAGGAACAGGTACTGCTTCTACTAAATCAAGAAATGGGGATGTAACCCCTATGGAGCTTGCACATACCACTGTGGAAGCAACAATGTCAGATTTTTACGCAGGTGAATATATAGATAAACTTGATGAAATGAAGACAAACATTGATGAGCGTCAAGCTGTAGCAACATCTGCGGCGGCGGCACTAGGTCGAAAGACTGACGAATTGCTCATTACTGCAATGGATGCAGGTGCAAATGGCACACAAATACATAATACAAGTTCTGCTGTAGAAAAAGCAGATTTATTATCTTTGTTTGAAACATTTGGTTCTGCAAATATCCCAGAAGATGGGGGTCGTTATCTTGCTATGCATCCAAAAGGATATGCTGATTTGTTTTCAATAAATGAGTTTGCATCATCTGATTTTGTTGGTGAGCAGAATCTTCCTTATGCTGGCGGTATGACAATGAAAGAATTTCTTGGCTTTAAGATATTCTCAACCTCTGCTGTAGCGGCAGGTAAGAGTATGGCTTATCATACTTCTTCTGTTGGTTTAGGCGTTAGTTCCGATGTTTCTACTGAGTTAAATTATGTACCTCAGAAAGCATCTCATCTTGCATTATCTATGATGTCAATGGGTGCAGTTGTTATTGATAGCAACGGCATCTATGAAGTCTTAGATAACAACACATAGGAGGATTAAATGGCTTATTTAGCAAGTGGTCTTCATAGAATAGGTGGAGCAAGTGGTGTTAATCTTTGGATTTATCAAACGGCAGATACAATTGCGACTGTAAATACATCTGGTTATTTTACTGGTGAAGCAGTCAATATGTTGAATGTTCGTGATTTGATTATTGTTCAAGATACAAACACACCAACAACAAACTTTGTGAATGTCTTATCAAATAATGGTTCTACTGTTGACGTAAGTAATGGTACTGCCGTTGTTGAAACAGACAGCGATTAAAGGAGCTTGGGGGAAGTCAAGTCCTAGCTTACTTCCCCCAAACATAATATGAGTTCAACAAGCGCATCATCAGCATTAGAAATAAATAATCGTGGATTAATTCTAGTTGGAGCTAGTACCATATCTGCTTTTACAGAAGATAGTGAAGAAGGTCGCGTATCAACAGCAATGTATGAAGATACAATGCAAACCTTACTTGTTTCTGCACGTTGGAGATTTGCAACTAAACAGGTTGCATTAAACCAATCTGGTTCAGACCCACTGGCACGATATGAACATAAGTATCAACTGCCATCTGATTATCTTATGCTTCATGCAATTACTGTAAATGATTTAATATTAGAGTATAATGTTTATGGTGATGAGGTTTATGCAGATTCAACATCAACAGATTCTTTAATAGCTGATTATACATTTAGACAATCAGAATCTAATTTTCCATCTTATTTTATTCTTTTAGCTGAGTATAAACTTGCGAGTATATTTGCAACAGCATTAGCAAGAGATGAAAACTTGGCAGCTCTTTTTGAAAATCAGACAAATACATTAATGCAACAGGCTAAGACATTAGATGCACAGCAACAAACAACACGCAAATTGGTAACTTCTAGGTTTATTACTGATAGGAGGAGTTAATGCCAAGAGTGCGTATTCCCCTTAATAACTTTGCTTTTGGTGAGGTTAATCCTTCTTTATCTAGTAGAACAGACAATGCAATCTACGCACAGTCTGGTGAGATAGTAGAGAACTTTTACATAAGACCAGAGGGCGGTTTAAAAAAACGTGCTGGTACTTGGCTACATGATTCCATACCGCATGATGGGGTGTCTACTTCTACTTCTAATATGGATGTAAGGCTTGAGCCTTTTATATTTTCTGATGATGAGAAGTATATAATTGCTTTTGATAGTGGAGGATTTACACCTTATATTGTAGAGCCAAATACTACTGATGCTATTGATAATACATTTGGTGATAGTCTTGGCATTACTCAGTTAGAGCGTATTACAAGTAGTGATAAATATAGAACAGTTACTGGTAACTTTCATATTACAGATGAGACTGCACACACGTCGAATGTTGCAAATGGAATAGCTACAGATGGTATTGTCAGTGGCGAAAATCAATTAGCCAGAAATAAATACATATTAAGAGATGATGCGACACATGATAATTTTACAATGGGAATAAGACGCAATGGCATTATGATAAGACCTATCCCTTCTTCTGGTCATTCTCGTTTCTACCCTATCAATCATGTATTTTTTAATGATGAGACATATACAGGAACAACTACTACTACTGGTATTGGTGGCACAGGTTTGAATGTAACTGTTACTACAATCAAAAGCGGTGTGAATGCGGCTAATACAAAATATAATTTTACATTTACAAACACTGATCCTTTTTGTTTACAGCCAGAAATTGATGGCTCTATTCGTTATATAAATACAAATCAATCTTTTGAGTTATTAAATCAATCATCAAATAGCTGGTCTGTTACGTTTAAAGAAGATGCAGTAAAAGAAATATACACAACTAATGCAAATACAGGCATTGTTATAAATGTAGGTACAAGCGGTACAGATTCACTTCTTACAAATTCTACTAAATATAATGGTGATACTGTACCAAATAATGATTACGATTTAGAATATTTAAGTTTCGATCCTTATGGTTTTATTGATTATACCAATTCTTCAGATACAAATAATACAGATGTTATAAGCTGTCCTTGGACTAGTTCTACTTTAAATCAATTCACCTATACGCAACGTGGTGATTTTATGATTATCTGTCATGATACATGGCAACCTGTTATGATTGTAAGAACTGGTTTAAATCAATTTGAGTTAAGACAATATGAGTTTGATAAATCACTAGACGGCAATACGATATTTCAGCCTTATTATAATTTTCAAGATAGCAATAATACTTTACAAGTATTAAGAGCTAGTAATATTCCATCACTTAATAATGCTCAAACAACTCAAACAATTACATTAACTGGCGGTACTTATTATAATTTTACTGCTTCAGTAAGATACTCACGAGATAGTGCTACTCAAGAGCAAGCATATGGTGGATATCAAATGGGTTCTAATAGAGAAGATAGTGGAGTTACAGTTGCTGTAAGTGTAAGTGCAACAGGGGCTGGTAATTCTAATACAAATCGAGATATAGGAACATTTTATAATAGCGTTAGTCAAGGTACTTCATTTACAGGACAACCGTTGTTAGCGGTTACTGATTTAGCTAGAGGTGGTGGAAGACACGCTGGTGGCAATCCTTTAGTTATTATTAATATAACCGTACAAGGTACACCTTCATCCGATACAGTTCTTACTTTTAATCCAAATGCTAGTTCAACCCCATCTAGACAGTCTGGAAATAGTACCTTTGATTTACAAACGTTAAGTAATTCTGTAAGTACATCTGATGGAATTACTGGACCTGTGACTCTTTTAACTTCTCAGGATTATTTTAATTTTGGTCATGTTGGTGTGACGTTATTAATTGGAGAAACAGAAGCAACAATCACAGCATTCACTGATGCAAGAACAGTTACAGCCTCTATACTTGGAACATTACAGTTTCAGTTAGATAAAAATCCATTTGCTATAAATAACGGTAGTAATAAATTAACAGTTACGCATGCACTTCATGGATTACAAGCTGGTACTACTGTAACATTTTCAGAAGCATCTAGCTCTAGCACAACCGATAATAAAATTAGTGCAAGTGAAATAAATGGTGCGCGTGTTATTCATAAAATTATTGATGAAAATACCTATCAGGTTACACTTCCTGATACTGCTGAAAATAATGATGAGGCTTTTGGTGGCTCTCCTTTTGTAAGTGCAACAGGTGCAACAACTGAATGGTTTGAGCAATCTTATTCAACCTATAGAGGTTTTCCTCAAGCTGTTGTTTTTCATGAAGATAGATTGTGGTTTGCTGGTACACCTTCTCAGCCTCTGGGTATATGGGCTTCTAAGACAGGATTATATTTTAACTTTGATATTGGTGATGGAGAAGAAAACGATAGCTTGGATATAGAAGCTAATATAGGCGCGCAAGCACAAATACGTCATATGGTTAGCAATAGAGACTTGCAGGTATTTTCTTCTGAGTTTGAATTTTTTATACCAGCATTTACAGACCAAGCAATAACACCTGCTAATGCAAAGATATCTTCTCAAACACCTTATGGTATTGGATATACAAAGCCTCTTCCTTTTGATGGTGTGTCTATATTTGCACAGGCTGATGGTAAAACTATTAGAGATTTTATTTATTCAGATGCAGAAGGTGCATATGTATCTAATCCTATTTCCCTTTTGTCTTCTCATATGACAACAAATGTATATCAATCTGCTGTTTTAAAAGGTGGGTTAAGTCAGTCTGGCTCTTACTTATTCCTAATGAGAAGCAAGTCAGATGCTGTTGATTACACTAATACAGAGTTGCTTGTATATTATCAGATAAGAGGTGATAGACGAGCTGGATGGGTAAGATGGTCTACAAGTTATGGCTATATGCAATCTATCTGTGTTGTTGGTAATCGTTTGTTTGTAGCTTGCAATAGACGCTCTGATGCAACTAAACGTTTTGTTATTGAAGAATTTACGAATGCTGTAAATGGAGAACACTGTGCTTCTCCTCACATGGTCAATGATAGCACCGCAGGTACATATGTTGCTAGTAAAGCATCTGCACAATTTGATAACTATACAAGTCCTAAAGTTGTCATGTTTACATCTGGTAATGTATTACTCAACGAATATACAGCTTCATCTGGTGAAATAGATGTTGGTGATTATAGCGTTGATTACTCTGGTGGCTATCTTGGTTTTCCATTTACAGCAACTGCTCAGACGCAAAGTCTTGATGCTATGGTAGAAGGTGGACCTTTAACTGGCAGACCAAGGCGTATAACTAAAGTTGTAGCAGACTTACAAGATACTAAAAGCGTTGTAATTAATGGCACAGCTATGTTGCCTACTTATGTAAATGGTAATCTTAACCAAGGTATTAACGCAGTATCAGAGCGTAAAGAGTTTTATGTTAGAGGCATTACGAAAGACCCAAAGGTTTTAATTACACAAGATAAATCATTGCCATGTCAGATTGATGGAATAGTAGTAGAGGTAGCTTTTTAATGGATCCAAGTTTTTTCTTATTTATGGGTGCTGTAAATGCCATGGGTCAGATGTCTGCTGGAAGAGCGCAAGCAGATTTATATAACAGACAAGCACAGCAATATGAGTTTGATGCTGATATGCAAAGATTACGAGGATTACAGGAAGGCAATGCTCTAGCTGAAAAGTTTAGTGCGTATCAACGAACAGCAAATGTACAAAGAGCAAAGTTAAATCGCTCAACAAATGACCGTTCTTTTGGAGCAATGATGAAGAAAGCGCGTACATCACAAGATGAAGAACAGGCAAGAAGCTTGTTACAAAATCTAGCTTCTGCACAACAATCAAGGGGCAGAGCTGATATCTCTCGTATGGAAGGAAGAGTTGCACAACAGACAGCTTTTTTAAATGGGATTAATTCCTTGTCTTCTGGTTTTTATCAATACAGCACGTTGAGTCCATCATAATGGCTATACAGGTATATCGCAAAGAACAAAACTTTAATGCTCCTATTGGTGTGGCAGGTGTTAGCCAAGCTCCTACACGTCTTGCAAATGCTTTCTCCAAAGTAAGCGAAAACATTACAGGTATGGTTTACGACAGAACAGTAGAAGACCAGAAGCAAGAAGCAAGAGAAGATGTTGCAAACTTTACAATGCGTGATGAGAATGGAGAACTAGTTGTTAAGTCATTGCCAGATTCTTATTCAAGAATACAAAAAGGAGTTGCACAACCTATCCTTGATAGGATGTATGCACAGCAATTAGAAGTGGATATTAAGGCAAAGGGAGCAGAATTAGTAAGAGCGCATCCCAATGACCCAGAGGGATTTCTTGAAGCATTTAATGGATGGGCAGAAGGATATGGACCTTCTTCTGGTCAATATGCACCAGCTGTAGATATTGCTGTCCAAAGCTACGGCTTGCAATATGCTAATGCTTTGTATGTTGATAAAGCAAATCTCGAAGATACATTAGCCTTTAACAATGCAAGTCAATTACTTTCAGATAATGTAAAAGATATTGAAAGTTCAGCATTAGATTATTCTCCTCAATTTAATGTTGCTTGGTTAACAAAATCATTAGAACAAGTAGATGAGTTGCTTATTAATTATCCATCAAGATTCTCATCTACTAATGCAGATACATTCAAAAAAAGAATATTTAAAGCATTTGCAAAAGTACCTGTTAATGGAGTTGTCAATCAACTTGCAAATACAATTTTTAGTTCAAATCCAGAACAACAAAGTAAAATGCTGGAAGCTTCAATTAATAAAATATCTCTAGCTTTAAGAGGTGTTAATACTTTAACAGAAGATGATTATAATTTGTTATCTGCTTTTGGATTTACAAAAGAATATTTAGCTAACACACCTCAGGTAATAAAAAGTGATTTAGCTTCTGAGCTTACAAATATTTCTAACACATTATCAGAAAATTATAACTTAGAACTTAAGCAAACAAATGCGGCTATGTCTTTAGATATAATTAATAGTAATGGTGTTGTGTCTACAGATAAAGCTAGTAATGTTTTAGAAACTATTTATGAAATTGAAACAGTAGAAGATTTTATGAGTAAGTTTTTTACTGGTGGACCTGATGATTCTATTGCTCCAGTAGATGATGTGAATCATCCTTTATATAAAATGATTACTAACAATAAACAAGCACTTCCTAAAGTTGTAAGAGATATGTTTTCTAAGAGCAACCAGCTTGAAATTATTGCTAATTCAAATTTCGATTCAAAACAAGTAAATCAATTTGTACGTTTATTTAATAGAATTACACGCGATAGAACTAACCAGTTCATGAGCAGAGGTTTTAGCGATGAGACTATTACCTTTATGACAGAACTTGAAGCATTATCTAAAACTGCTCAAGCAACAAATATTGGTACTGTTCTTTCTAAAATAACAAATCCTGAATTTGATATTAAAGCTATGTCTAAGTTTGCTTTAGCAGATGAAACACTACCACAATATATTGGTGATAACTTTAATATAAAAACACCACAAGAATTTAATTTTGTAAATAAAGTTGCACCACAACTGCTTGCTGTATATGGCAAAGACCTTGCAACTGATATTATAGAGCAAACACTTAATAGAAGATTTTATCGCAAGGGTTCTAAGTATATGGTTCCTGAGTTTGCTGTATCTCAGTTTGCACCAGAAAGCTTATATTCTGGAGATGATTTAGAGTTTTTTGATTTTACAATTGAAACTGCATTATCACGAATAGGTACTGATACAAAACAAACTCGTTTTAATAGACAAGAACCTGTAATGGGCAAGAATGTTTTTTTAATGGAGCCTCGTAATGTTTATGGACCATACCCTGATTACATTGTTGTTGATGAAGATAATGTTCCAATATTAACTAATGGTGAAATGTTAACAATACCTAGAGCAGGTATGATTAAATATCATCAAGATTTAGGAAAACTACGTGAGAAAGAGATGATGGATTTCAGAACAAAGGCTGACCAAGGACCATATCAACCTGATACTGCATCAAGATTAAGCAAACAAATAGAAGATATTAAAAAGGCTAATGAAAATAGATAATGGATATTAGTCTTAGAGATACATTATTAACACCAGATGATATTTTGCAATATCAAGAAGACCCATCATTTGGAGAAGCTTTCAAGGCAAATGTTGGTTATTTAAATATGCCTTTAATAGATACAGTAGTTGAAGGTTCTAGATTTGCAACACGTCCAAAAGATAAAAACTTTAACGTATCAGAAGCTATACCAGAAGACTTACTGCCATATTATAAAGAATTATATCACGCTAAAGATGAAGAGCATTATAGGTTTTTAGAACAAAACTTGCGTTATTCTTTGCAAAGAAAGAAGACTGTATCTGAGGGAGGCATATTACCAGCAGTTGCTTCACTACCTTTTGACCCATTATTTTTTGCTAGTTTTCTTCCTATATTAAATGTTTCTTTAAAAGGCAAGGGTTTGCTTGCTTCTACTGGTTTATTTGCAAAGCAAGGTTTTTATTATGGGCTTGCTTCAGAAGCAAGACGTGCGCCATTTGATGCTAATCAAGATGGAGAAGTAGTAACAAACATTGCATCAGCTACTATTTTTTCTGGTGCATTAGGTCTTGGATTAAAAGGTGTACCTGCATTAGCTAGAGGAGTTAAGAGTAGCGTTAATAAAACAGTTGGACTAGCTAGAGGCAAACAACCTAAATCTTTTATAGATGAAGATGGTAATATTAAGTTTGAGGATGGCACATATACTGAGTATGACAAATCAAAAGGTGAGTATGATTTAACAACAACTGACTTATTACCAACACCAACTAAGACTGTATTATCAGATAAATTAATTCCTCAATCTGTTAAAAAGTCTTTTTATAATCTAGCATATAATTCTTCTTTAACAGTAAATAGACAGCGTAAAGGACTAGGTGAGACTTCTGTTGCTCAGATGATAGCAACACATGAAGGTACATCGTTTCGTCTGATAGATGACATTGACCAAATATATGCAGATGACATTGATATAAGAAACAAAGGTAATTCTGTTAAGACTGATTTAACTGCTGATGAGTGGTGGGAAGATACTGTTAAGAGATACATAGAACAAGACAATCCTGACCCTACAATATCAGGACCAGCTATCAATGATGCAACTGATGGACAGAAATTAGCATTTAGAAAAATAAAACAATTCTTTGATAGCTATGACCAAGAGGCACGTTTTGTTGGTTTGCTTCTTGATGACATACAAATTAAAAAACTTATAAAAGAAATAGATGATAAAGAAGCTAGAAGAACAAGCAGATTAAAACAAATTGAGGAAGACATTGCTAAAAGAAATTCAAAATTTAATAATGCTAAACTTGCTAATTTAGAAACTAGAGAAATAGCAAGAGATGGTATTGTTGATACTATTGAAGCTAATGCTAGAAAAAATAATGGTTATACAAGAGCGCAGTTAGAATTATTAGATAAAATTGAAGAAGAACGTTTACAGGATTTATTTAGAAGAATTCAAATTATTGAAGACTTAGAAAAAAAAGTTAAACCTAAAACACTTATAGAAACAGAAGCAAAGATAATTGAGGGTAAAGGTAAAACTGTAAATGGTAGGTATATACCTGCATTTTTTAACAAGCAAACAAACACAATTACAATAGATAAAGATTTTATTCTGAAAGACTGGGTAAATAAATCTTGGACAAAACCTAAAGTAAAAGGTGTAAATCCATTACCAGAAAATCAATTCAAAACACCACAAGAATGGTATGACTTTGTATTAAGACATGAGGCACTACACACAAAAGTAAAACGTAATCCAAAAGAAACTAAGGCATCTTATGAAAATAGAATTAATCAGTTAGCTCTTAAAGAAATAGATGAATTTACTGGTGGTATTCCATTAACAGCATCACAACAAAAATTGTTTGATAACTTTGCATTAGAAAAAAAAGAATCCTTTAAAAGGCGCATTGACTTAGAAGATATGTTGCAATCTCCTACTCGCAAATCTTTTAGATGGTCTATTTATTATGATAGAGAAAAGCTTTTAACAGAAGAAGGTAAGAATGCTTTTCTTAAAATGGCATCAGCTTCTTATCAAAAACAAAGAAATCTTAATCCAAATAAAAAATATAATACATCTGTAGATGAAGATGCGCTTTCAACTTACAAAAGAATAATGAAAGATGGCGATGAGGAAATGGAAGCTGACTTTTCTGGTGGCTCTAAGCATCTTCGTTTTCGTAAAACAAACTTTGAAGAATGGGAAGTAGAACCGTTTATTCTTAAAGGCAAAGATGTAATTTATTCTTATGGCAAACGTATGGGTGGTCGCATTGAGTTTGCTCGTAAGTTTGATAATAAATCTGTAGATGATATTCTTGATGATATTGAAGCTGATATGAAATCAGCAAATATAGATGAAGCTAAGATTGCAAAAACTAAAGCATCATTTATTGCTGAGTATGAGCGTGCTACTGGTGGATTAATTAAAAATCCAGATAGATGGGATAATCAACTTGCAATGATATTAAAGAATTATTCTGCTTGGGTGTATTTACCATTAGCAGGTATATCTGCCATTGGAGATTTAGGTACTGTTCTTCTACAACATGGTCTTAAAGACTCTATAGCAGGTGGTAGACAGGCTTTAAGTAACATTGGGTACACTGGTGCTGTAATTAAACAAGCGCGGTTTGGTGGCGATTTACTGGAATCTATAAGAGGTGATGTTCAAAGACGTCTTATTGGAGATACAATAAAACGTATGCAACTAAATAGAACAGAAAAGTTTATAGCTAAGACAAACAAGATTTATTATAATGTAAACTTTTTACAGCCCATAACAATGATAGGTAAAATATTAGACCAAGTTTTAGTAAACGACAAATTCTATAAACTGTCTGTAAATTATAAAAATCTATCTAAATTTGATAAAGAATATCTAGCACGATATGGCATTACTGAAGAAGATGCCGCTTATTATGCAAGTATGCCATTTGAAAAAGCGGATAATGGTAATTTTTATTTTGCTAATATAAGTAAATGGAGTCAAACAACAGCTAAAGAAGTTGAGATGGCTCGTAAGTGGCAGTCAGCTACAACTGCACATTCAAATAATTCAGTAATATTTGGACAACAATTTGATATTCCTTTGATTGCTAATGGTGTGGTGTATGCAAGAGACAATCCTTTTTTTCAAGGCGCACGTAAATTATTTCCTAATCTTTATAAGATAGATACTAAAGCATCGACTGCTAATGTTAAGTTAGTACGTCTTGAAAGTCAGTTAATGACATTGCCATTTACATTTATGAATTTTGCAATGGCAGCTAATAATAAAATTTTAGGTAGAATACGCGACCCTAATCAACAGCATAGATTAACAGCGGTTGTTGGGCTTATTGCATTATCATATCTTGCTCTTGAACTTAAAAAACCTGCATGGTGGTTTAAAGATAAAGATGCAACTAATCTTGGATTGCGTATTATAGATCACTCAGGTGTAACTGGTCTGTATGGTGACCTTGGTTATATGGGATTACATATGGCATCAGGGGCTGGTTTATATGATATGGAAAAAGGTTTTATTAAAGGCAAGTACGCTCCAGATGGATTTGATTCTGTTCTTGAACCATTTGGTGCGCCCCCTGGCTTAATAGTAGATTATGGAAGAAGTGCTTTTGATTTTATCAATGGTAATACAAGCGAAGGTACAGATAGATTAGTTAACTCTATGCCTTTTATAGGATTGCCTCATATCTTTGGCGATACTAAAGCTATGCTTAAGGATTTGGGTCGTTAATTGTGCGTTGTGTTTTGCATTAATGCATAATACCTAATCAATATGACAGTAGCATCAGGTAATAATTCAAGAAGAATAACTTATACATTAAACGCAAATTTGTCTCAGAACAACTGGACTGTGCCATTTGAGTTTAATAATTATACTGAACTCACTCTTTTTTATCAGAGCAATAGTTCTTCTTCTGGTCCTCAGTTTTTTAATTCTGCTAATGGTGGATTAGCTTCTAATGAGGTTATTGGTGGTAATGGTTCAACAGGTTCAATAACAAAAACTCTTACAGGTCATTCTGGTTCTGGCTCTACAGTAGTTATTGTAAGAGATGTAGCTTTAGCTAGAACAACAGATTTTCCATCAACTGGTGCATTTGATATTACTAAACTAAATACAGATTTAGATACATTTCTGTATATGGTTGCAGATAATAAAGACAGGGCTGAAAGAGCATTAAGACTTCCAGAACAGGATGGAAGTATATCAACTGAAATACCTGAGGTTTTTCTACGAAAAAATAAAGTTTTATCTTTTGATACCAATGGTGTGCCTTCTGTAACTAATGATTTTTCTGGTGCAACATTTGCAGTAAACACATTAAACAATGGCGAATCAGCAACTGTTTCATACAACTCAACATCAAATCAAGTAACCTTTGGAATACCAAAAGGTTCTATCGGAGCAACAGGCGCACAGGGCGCACAAGGACCTCAAGGACAGCAAGGTGATACAGGTGGTACTGGCAATACAGGTGCTACTGGACCTCAAGGACAACAAGGCAATACAGGTTTAACAGGTGCTGATGGGTCTACTGGACCTCAAGGGGCAACAGGTGCTACTGGTCCACAAGGACCAGCAGGTGCGGCTGGTCCAGCAGGTGCTGATAGCACAGTAGCAGGTCCACAAGGTCCACAGGGTGCTACTGGACCTCAAGGTTCACAAGGGGCTACTGGCGCACAAGGACCTGCTGGCAATGATGGAGCAGATGGTAATGATGGAGCAGATGGAAATAATGGTGCAACAGGATCTCAAGGAGCAACAGGACCTCAAGGAGCAACAGGACCACAGGGACCGCAAGGACCGTCAGGCAACGATGGTGCAGACGGCTCTGATGGTGCTACAGGTAATACTGGGGCTACTGGTGCTACTGGTCCTACTGGTCCTCAAGGACCTACAGGCAATGACGGAGCTGATGGTAGTACAACATTTTTAGCTTTAACAGACACACCTTCTTCATTTACAGCTAGTAAATTCTTAGCAGTCAACTCAGGTGGTTCAGCGGTAGAATTAGTTGATGCACCTTTATTAAAAGACGCTAATGATGACGTAATAATTGAAGGTACTGACGGTGGTTCTGGTGCAGACCCTACACTTGTACTTTATAGAAACAGTGCTAGTCCTGCCGTTTTTGACAGTTTAGGAAAGATAGAATTTAAAGGTAAGAACTCTAGTGGCGCAGACCATACTTATTTTTATATGCAAGCACAAGCATCAGATGAAACAGCAGGAACTGAAGATGGTGTTTTAAATTTTTATCATACTATTGGCGGTAATG